GGCACCGCTCAGGTTGGCACGGCTCAGGTCGGCACGGCTCAGGTCGGCATCGCGCAGGTTGGCACCGCTCAGGTTGGCATCGCGCAGGTTGGCATCGCGCAGGTTGGCATCGCTCAGGTAGGCACGGCTACCGCCATCCTCACACGCAAACCATTTTTTATGTAACTCCAATATTTTCTCTAATCTTGTTCTCTCCACTTGACAATCTCCTTTCAGACTGTATAATTTAGGATAAGGTATTTTTTACTGCGCTGCTTTCCGATGGCCGTCGGGAGCGGCGCTTCTTTTTGTAATGAATGCAATTTGCGTCTGCCGGGCATCCTCTCAATCTTTCTGTCGCAAGTGAGTATCCGCAATTGCTGATCCATCCGCTACGCGCTCGCTGCATATATTTGCAGTCTCGATGCGGGCAATTCATTGAACTCTCTCCTTTCTAATTTCGTGGGCTGATGTGATGCAGAGCATTACGGATAAGATAAGCGCGGGCCAGTTTTCACAAGCGCTGAAGATCAACGCAAGCGCCGGGATGATGCAGATAAAGAGTTGACAGGCAAATAGGTAATGGTTAGGTTTCATGGGTGGCCTCCTGTTTAATTTTCATCATCATGCCACGGGCAATAACTTGTTGCAGCTTCGTTGTTGCATCGGTCGCATCCGTCCTTGTCTTCTAAGCAACCTTCTGTTTGGAACAGACTGCATGAAGGGCATATGCATGATCTGCACTGATAGTCTAATTCGCAGTATGGCATGGTTATCCTCCCTAGTTTTTGTGTACGACTTCAATCGGAACGATCATTTCAGGCAGGAAATTGACTTCATACCGGTAATTGCTTACATCTGCGCCGCTGATATCTTCCACTGACCATAATGTCCAATCAGTCAAACCAACCGAGTGTTTTTTGAATTCGTTCGGCCCTGTCTGCACAACGGCGATTATTCGCTGATTATCCAGTGTAAAAGAGAATGCACCGATCAGTTCAAACATTGGTTTGTCGGTCCTTGCATTGATGACTACGAGGCGGCGGACCACATTGAAATTGTCTGCTTCCTGCGAAATGTTGTACGATACCCGGTCTGACTGTCTGTCGCACCCAGCAAACCCGAAGATAGCGGCACCGATCAATCCGAGAATGAGAACAAATGCGATAAGCTTCTTAACAATTGATTTTTTCATATTTTTTCTCCTATTCAATTTCTTTTGATACTTGGTAAGCGATATAAAGTATTTCTTCTGCACTCAGCGTCCCGGCGTCCATTAGCTCATGAAATAGCCTATATAGGATGCATGTAGCTTCTATGACGTTATCCGGAACGAGATGGATATTGACCTCATGCGTCACTGGATTGTAAAGGATTTGGTACTGCTCGATCTTTGGCGTCGGGAATGCTAACACGCTCATGACAGCACCGCCCACATCAGCAGAGCGCCGAATGCCAGTTCTGATAGCACAACTAAGGTACTATTTCTGCCGGACTGCTCTTTTACCGCAGCCGCCGCGCAGAGGGAAAACGCGAATAGTCCGATCATGATTCTCAGCATTTCCAACCCTCCAATACCATTTGCAACGCGCGTTCATAGACTCCTTTGATAATCGGGTTATCGCATCCATTGATAAGGCATTGAAGATCATCAATCATCTTGTTTTGGCGCATCATTGTGGCCTGTGCGTCCATTTCGGTCAGCATGGAGACGGTTAATAAATTGTGCTGGTATTTGTTCATATAAGACACTCCTTGATAATATTTGGATTGCCTTTGAACGTCCTGCTTATTATGTATTTAGATAGCCTGATAGTTGATTTTGAGTCTTGTGCAGCGGAGTAAATCCGGATTTTGCATAATCACCTTTGAGGTTTCATCCTTTCCGCGCTTGACAATTCCGCTTATGTAGTGATGTATTGGAAACGTAACTTTTCCATCGGTGATAAATTCAATCCCATAACCTGAATATTGTGAAAACATATAAATTCATCCTTTCTATACATGCTGATATCCCCTGCGGGTCAGCTCTTCTTCTGTCAGCTTTCCATCAAGTAGGTCATTGGTTGCGCTTACTGCTGTCCTTACTGAGCCATCAGGCTGTATTATCCTGACTGTCGCGGTATTGTGGGCGCGGTTGATGTCGTAGATGTAAGCAAATTCCCCGGAGCGCCTTACCCATCTTTCTGGCATAACAATTCTCCTTTCTGCTCATTCAGCAAATAGAGTTCAAATATGATTTTTCTGAGCGTTTTTTGATCCTGTTCGTTAAGCGGATTGATAACTGTCCTTTCTCCGGTTTCAATGTTGATTTTTACAACCATTTCTGGCCTCTCTCCTGCTGAGGATATCGTTGGCAGCGCTCACAACCTCCGGACCTATCCCGTAGTTATATCTCCCCCTGTGCATATTGGAAAACATTTCATAACTCACGTCCTTAAAGCGGGGATCTGATATTACGACTTCTTCCCATAATTGAGTAAGAGACATTCCAAGATTGGAGCATCGGCCTTTGATGTTAAACAATGACAATGGTTTAAACCTCCTTCCCTTATCCCTTGAACTTGTAATCAAGCAGATTGATTCTTGATTTCCAGTTATATTTGTTCCAGATGACACGGGCGTATTTCAGGCCCATTTCACGGGTGCTGATGTCGGTTTTCCCGGCTGATATAATCTCGTTCGGAGCGACGCCGGAAAGCTTCTTGACAAAATATTCCTCATTGATTTCATTTCCGTATGTTTTCACGAACAGGGCCATGCCGGAAATAATGTACATATTTAGAGACTTTTTATCTCCGTGCCAGGTGTTTTTGATAAGCCGGGTCATCTTTGAAAATCCAGCGGTACCGAGAAGCGAATACGCGCCTAAGATCGCTCTTGTTGCAGATACACGATTGTTTCCGCCGGACCCGCCGTAAGACGTAAAGGCCCATTCAATCCCGTTGCTTTCAAGTACCTTTTTAATGTCCTGTATATCCTGATCGTTTTTCGCTTCTGCTTTTGCCCGGGTGGAATCGGAAATACTCAGCCGCCGCTTGCTTGCATCCAATCTGTTATACAGATCGGCTTCCTGCTCGTATGTAAGGCCCGTGATGACCTTGCAGCTGACCATACAGTCTTTGCCTCCGTTCATCAGTTTCAATGCTGAAATTCTGTGCTGACCGTCCACAACGTTATATCTGTTGCCGCGAAAGCTGACAATAATTTCATCAAGCAGTTTCGGGTCGAATGTTTCAACAATCTGCCTGACAACGTGGGTTTGCACCTTCCGCTGGTATCCGCTGCCTGACTACAAAATCGCTGTGGACAGTTGCTTTCTTTCGTACGGCATGCTAAAATGTAATTGGACTCCTTCGGTGGGTTTTCTCAAATTTTTCATAACATTTACCCTTTCTGTAATTTATTTATTTCTTCTACGGCTCTCAGCATGGCAGTGTTGAGGGCCGTAACCTTTTCCATATCCGATTTGGAAAGATTCGGATAAAGGTCGGTGTACATAGATTGTTTATACCATTCAAAACGGTGAACGGTTTCCTCCGCGAACGCCTTGTATTCCTGCAAGAAGATTTCAGCGGTGAGGGATGTATCCTTTTCATTGTCCTTCAATTCGGCTACAATCGCTTTAAGGCTTGCCTTTGGTTGTTTATGCTCCTTTGGCTTCTGCGCCTGGATTTCCTTATAGACCGCGTTTACCGTGTTGCCCTTATCGCCTTTTTTGATTCGCTCCACCTGCTCCGGGGTACCGCGGTCAATGATCTTTTTCACCTTGTCAATAGTGTCATGGGATACCCCTGCAATTTTGGCAACTTCCTTGCGGGTTTCAACCGGTTCCGCAGATTTCTGCGGAACCGCTCCGCCACTTTTGATTTGATTGTCTTTTGCTTTTCCCCTTATAATCGGTTCCAACCTCAACGCAAGAATGCTTCGATTCCCGGGCGAAAGATTGCGGCGGCCGAACTGGTTTAAGATAATCCATTGAATAACGTCCTCGCGGCTGTCAAGCTTCTTCTCCACGGTTTGAAATGGGATATTATGCTCTGTGCAGATTCTGTAGCGGTTATGGCCGTCAATCAAAGTCCCCTGCCATACAACAAGAGCGTCGCGGCAACCATCGGAAATAACATTAGCCTCAAGCTGTTTATATTCATCTTGCGATAGCGGAGGGATAAGGGACTGAAATTCCTTATCAATTTTGATTGCGGACAATTAGATCATTCCTTTCTTGAATTTTCCTCCCTTCCGGTATAGAATGAAGCGGAAGGGAGGTGAGATTGATGGGTGAAGAAAACATAAAGGTTAAGACATGCCCAAAGTGCAAAAATCTAGATTGTTTAGAAGATGACGATTATTGCTTTATGTGTGGAGCTTTACTTTTGAATTTTTGCTCTGATAGCACTTGCATAATGAACGACAGCCAAGATGATGAAAAAACCGAACTTCCTCCGACCTACAGATATTGCCCCGTGTGTGGTTCTGAAACAACATTTAAAAAACAAGGCTACTTTGATTGAAATTTGGGTACGATCTGCTTAGTGCCACATTTGGGGCAAAAATTTGCATCTGTTCTGATTTGCTTATGGCACGAAGGACATTCTTTCGTGCCAGCATCCGTTTTATCCATGTTTTCTACTTCCTTTCTTGAAAATATTTGGTCCATGTTGTAGAATGGTGGCAGGAAGTGATTTATTTGGTAAATTCATTAATTCAGGAGATAATAGTCGGAATAGTTCTAACCATTGGGTCAAAACTTCTGTTGAAACTGTGGGTAATAGTAAAGGAAAATTTCATAATTTATCCGATAAATACCAATATGAAGAAGAACAAGGAATCAATTAGAGCACAATTTTACATATTTATCGTTGTCGGAATTTTGTGTCTAATTGCCCTTCCTTCACTTTCTGGAGTTGCTAAATTTTTCAGCGGATTATTTTCCTTTACTGGTTTTCTTGGAACTTGGGTCGCTTTTGATGAAGCGTTTCGCCATTGGGACAATGATGTCAATGAATCTGTTGATAATAATTCCGATGACAAATCCGATTAAATATCCCGTTTCGATCGTGTCTCCTTTCTAAAACTGATAATAATAAAATTTTCCCTCCTTTTTTCGCCAAAACCATTGACAATTACCCACTAAAGTAGTATTATTTTCATTGTTGATTTAAAGAATAATACCCGCTTCGCTTTTGAATTGGAATGGTTCAAAGGCTCGTTCTTCGTTTACTCATTTGGTTCAAATATTTTTTGAATCTGATATCATTATATTCGATAGATTATCGTTTGGCAAGGGCTTTTCGATAAATTATCGAATATCGTTGTTATATACAGCTATATTTAAAGCGAGGAATATTAAATGGACATTTTGCTCAAAAATATGTTATATCTGATTGATTCAAAATATCAGAAAGACGAAGATTTTGAAAAAGAATTTGGGATTGCCAAAACAACTGTCTCCGCATGGAGGCGAGGAACTTTAAAATCTTACGATAAATATGCAGCTAGATTTGCTGTATTTTTTGATGTTTCGTTAGATTGGCTTTATGGATTAAAGCAAAAAAATAAGCCATCCCCCGAAAAGGATAGCTTATCCGAAATACAAAAAGAATTATTGAATTTATTTGATCTGCTCACACCAGATCAGCAGGGTTCCCTTCTTTCTTTGGCTCGTTCAATAGCTGCCGAACGGCGTTCAAAAGGTATGTAGCCATTTCAAACGGGTTTTCATCTTCAGCTATAATCTGCAATAGTTCTTTTTCCATCTCTTCTTTCGGTTTTCGTGGTACATCATCGTTCCTTTCCATGACAATTCCTCCTAATTTATTGGTTAATCTTTCCAATAACCCTCATGCATCAATAATAGTCCTTTTTGCGCACGATTTCACCGGTAAAATTTGGAAACAAACAGAACATATGTTTGATTAAATGATACAACATTGCCTTGAAATTTTCAATACTATATATAGTTTCTTGCGTATGTATATTGTGGTGTACCACTTATGGTACATCTGATTCAGTGATAACCGTTCACTTATATTATTCGTATACTGATTAATCAATTTTGGGTACACAAAAGAATAATTCCATGCATTAAAGGGATGTGAAAAAATGAACGCTGTAATTTATGCCAGATATTCCACCGACAATCAAAATTCCGATACAATAGAGGTACAAGTTGAAAAATGTTCTGAATATGCCAATGAGCACAACATGAATGTTACTGATATATTCGCAGATGAAGCCACATCTGGAATGAAATCCGTTCGAAAAGAACTTTCTCGATTTTTCAGTTGCGCAAACGATCATGAATTTGATTGTGTGTTAATCTATGACCAATCAAGATTTAGCAGGGATATTGTAGACTGGTTCACTTTTCGTCGTGCTATCCAAAATAACGATATTAAACTAGTATCCGTTACTCAGTCATTTGTCGGAGGGGATCTAAATGATCCTGCCGTGTTTGCCACCGAGGGAATAAATGCGCTTGTAAATCAATTGCATGTGCTAACCACTAGACAGAAGGTTGTGGAAAAAATGAATTTTATGGCAAAACAAGGATTACATACCGGAGGGCGGCCGCTTCTTGGATACGATGTTGTAGATAAAAAATACGCCATTAATGAATATGAGGCTGAAATTATAAGGGAATTATTCAAGATGTACGCAGAAGGTAAATCGTATCGTGAAATAATAGAGATAGTCAATAATAAAGGGTATAAGACAAAAAACGGCCGTCCGTTTGGAACTAATTCATTGAATAATCTATTCCATAACGAACGGTATATTGGGACATATGTATATAACAAAATTCCACCATCTAAAAACGGGAAGCGAAACAGTCATGCAATAAACCCGGACGCCATAAGGATTGAAAATGCTGTTCCCAAAATTATTGATGATGATACCTGGGCTATTGTTCAAAAACGTTTGGATTCCCATAAACAAAATGCAAAAAATAAAGCAAAAGTAGAGTATTTGCTAAGTGGAAAGATATATTGTGGTAAATGTGGAATGTCTATGGTTGGAGATAATAGCAAGGGTAAATATTTCTATTATATCTGTTCCGGAAAAAGTCGTCTGAAAAACTGCGATAAAAAACCTATTCAAAAAGAAAAGGTTGAAAATCTTGTTATTGCTTTTGTGAAAGATATGTTGTCCTCGGCAGAAAAACGTGAAGTGATTGCAAAAGAATTACACGAATATTTACAGCGCAATAACAGCCATAAAAATTTCCTCAGATCACGTTTAAACGAAATCGAGGGTAATTTAATGAATATCAACAAAGCAATAATGCAAGGAATTTATAGTAAATCTACAGCTAAGACATTAGAAACTCTTGAGTCAGAGCAGCAGGAGATTCAGGTTCAACTATCAAATCTTCCCCGCGTAAAAAGCTATGAGGAGATTTTAACTGGATTGGAATGTTTTTCAAATTTTGGAGATAAAACAATTGAAGAAAAGAAAAAGTTGTTACTAATGGTAAGCCGCGTCTATGTTTTTGATAATGAGATACAAATTTTCACAAATCCTATGAATGAAGCTGATATAACACCTTTACCCGATACGGAGGGTGCAGCTCCACCGGCACCAAAAAGCAGTTCGGCCCTTA